GATGCTGTTGCACTTGCCGCTGCTGCATCTTTACTTGTTAAGGCTTCTGAGGCAGATGTTGCAGCTTCTGCTGCCTTAGTTGTAGCTAATGTTGCAGCACTACTTGCATCTGTATTAGCATCTCCTGCTCCACCTACTCCTCTATAAATAGCCATATATTATTTTCCTAGTCTTCTTTTTTAGTAAAAATACTTTTCTTTTTCTTTTCTTCCTTTTTTACATCTTCGATTAGTTCATAGCCATTGTGTCTTTTCATGGAATCTATATCTAACTTAGATGTGAATTCTACTTTGTTTCCTGATTGTATACATTTATACCAAGCCATCTTAAATCTCCTATATAAAGATATGCCCTCCGAAGAGGGCTATCTAATATTACTTACTACGCAGGTACAACTAATGCAAACGCTGCATCATCACGTAATTCTTTAACACCATAGATTGTATCTGAAGTGTAAAGAGTACTTAAATGATCTTGTTTGTATTGAGTTTGAGACCTAACGCTCATTTGTTCTACTAGAACTGCTGCGTCTTTATGACCCATTAGTGCTACTCTAGCTGCTGCTGAACCGGATGTTGTATCACAGTTAGAAGAAACATATACTGGCATACCATAAAGGTTACCAATTTGTCCATTTCTAATTGTGTTTGAATTACCTGCTTCACCAACAAAGTCCATAGCTGTATAACGATCAAGACCCATTAATGTATTTCTAGCTGAAGGAGGAACCATAAAGAATCTTCCATCTGTAGGTACATCATTGTCATCTAGTCGTTGAATAGTTCTACGAATAGCTGCATCTGTAAGAGCAGATTGGTTATTAGAACCTGCAACATACTCAGTAGTACCATCACCACCAATAAGACCTTTTGTGTAGGCAGCTGTAGCAGCTCCTGCATTAAAAGTTCTACCTAACTGAACTAAGTCTGTATCAACTTGTTTAGCTAGTGCATAACCTGCATCATCTGTATAGAAACGTCTAAGTGATGATAAAGCTTGTACTTCAACAATATCTTCAATGAAACGTGAATATTCATAATGTTTATTAATCAATACAGGAATGTTAGTTTCAGTAGCTGCAATCAATGTTACTGCTGTTGATGCTGCCTTAACTGAAGCTGCTCCTCTTGTAGGTTTAGGGATATTAATTGTATCTCCCTTTTTACCTTTAAAGGACATCTTTTTAAATACATTCGCTGCTACTAAGTGTTTCTTGTACGCTGCTACTACCTCGTCAGACCATATTTCAGGTATGAAGGTAGCAGCTGTGGTCACCGTAACCGCTGGGGTTGGATATGCCATGTGAATTACCTCTCTATAATGTTATTTTAAATAACTCGCCCTTCTTGGTAAGCCAGCATTATCTCATCGGATAATGCATCATACTTGTCTGGGTCCGTTTGCATAAGTTTAATAATATCGCTTCTACGATACTTCTTTTTAGAAACAGGTTCGTTACTTCCTTTACTACCTATACTAGCCGCTTTCAATTGGTTATCTTTATCAATCTTACTTGTCTCTGTAACCTTAGCAATTCTTTCTTGCTTGTCAGTCCAGTTACTAAGTAGTTCATGACCAGAATCATAATCAAAATGTACTTCTGCTCTATTATATAGTTCAGAACGAACTTTAGAAGCCTTGATCCACTCTGCAAAAGCAGGGTCTTGTACCATCTGTTCCAGTTCTGGAAACTCTGCATTTAGCCTAGTTAATGTAGCAGTACGCTTCATCTCTTGAGCTGCTTGCTGTGCTTCTTTAATAGCTGGGTGGCTATCAATCTGACTTTGAACATTCTTGGTAGGATTATCAAAAAAATCTTCTGGTGTTACTGCTTCTTTAGTCGATGCTTCTTTCGAAGTTTGTGTTTTAATGAAATCATCAACAACTTGCCTTAGTTCACCTACTTCAGATCCTTGTTTACCAATTAGCTTTTCAGCTTCTTGATGCATTGCTACAATTTCTTTAGCAGATTTACCTTTATACTTCTCAGGTAAGTCATCTTCTTCTGTCTGTACTTCTTCCTTTGGTTTCTTTTCAGGTACTGGTTTTAACTCTGCTGCTAATGTTGTTTCAACCATATCTGAATCTACTGCCAATTCTGGAGCTTGTACTTCTACTATTTCATCTTCTACTTCTTCTATTATTTCAGCCATATTATTTCTCCTGTGCTTAATAGCATTTTAGGAAGGCTACTTTGGGGACTAATCCTCAGTATCCTTTGTTTGTTCCGCTCTAGTTTTATCCCAATGTTTCTTTTCCCAGGACAGAGCAGCACCTGGAAAGGACCCAGACCAGCCTTCTAGTTGGATTGAAGGTGTACTTATAACTTTATAAGCAACCTTTCCACAAGTAGGACAGTCATGTTTTTTAGTATATTCAACGAGGTCTTCAAAGACTCCACATTGACTACACTCAAATTCAAATAGTTTCTTCATTATTTTCTAACTCATCATAAGTTTCTTGAGAAACTGTTTTTAATGTTAGTACCCAATTAAGTATATCTAGTTGACCTTTTCTTCTATTAAGAGTTTTTTCATCCTCTACAGAATTTAAGCTATTATACTGATCATGGAGTTTCTGAGCATCTTCTATTAAGTCTACCCACCCTTTTGATACCATCATTTTAAATCTCTCTTCATAGTACTCTTGCAATTCTTTATCTACCATATTAATATTATACCATATATTTAAATAAAAGTCAAGCTATTTCTTAGACATCTGCATCTTTACAATCTCTTTATTATCGATCATGTCTTTTTCTTTCATTTGTAACTCTTGTTCTTTAAGCATTAGCTCTGCAGTTTGAACTCTTCGTTTGAATTCTGCTTCTTGTTCTTCAGCTTCACTAGGTAAATTAGTAGCTAAAGCTGTCATCATCTTAGCTTGTACCTCTTGAGGTTTCATCTGAGCACTTACCATATAGTTCTGTGCTTGTGCAGTATTCTCTTGTGCTTCTGATTGCTGTAACTGTATAAGAGCTTGTGCTTGAGCCATAACTATTTGTTGTTGCTGTTGTGTTTGTTGTTGAGCTTGTTGTTGTGATTGTGTTAGAACCATCTTAATATCTGATTTATTAGGTAGACTAGAATTAGCTACGATACCTTGTAATAACAGAGGTACTACAGGACTAGAAGGTCCTAGTGTTTTAAGTAGGTTAATAAATTGTATCTGTTCTACTTCTTTAGCTAGATTACCTAATGATCCATTAGGAACAAACTTATAGTCTGCTACTGGGAAGTGTTCTGGATCAAACTGCATAAATCTATGTGCTGCTTTCTCAATGAAAGGTATTAAGAAGTTTTCTTGGAAGTTTACTAGAGTTCGTTTATTCTTCTTAAGTATTGTAGAAAGGGTTACTGATAATTCACCACCTGTTGGTTGTTTCATATCAGCAGCTGTGTTTAATGTGTTAGTTGCTTGTAAAAGCATTTGTTGAAATTCTTTTGCTGTAGTTAAATTAGATGCATCTGTTTGACCAAACTTAAATGGCATTAGGACTTCAGCAGGAGAACCATTAGTTAGTAATGTTTTACCTGGTCTAATCTCAAACTTAGCTCCACGAGGAAGTCTAGTTGCATCCATACCCATCATAGGTGCTGTAGTTAATGCTAGGCTGTCTAGGTGAGCTCTTAATTGAGCATCTATAGCCTTCTGCATGTTATAACCTTTTTCTGCTACTCCACGACCCCAGAATCTATTAGGAACTGTATCATCTTGATAAGCAACAACAGGTCTATCTTTCATCATGTAAGGAGAACGTTCTGCTTTAAGAAGAACATTGTCATTACCAATTACTACGATAGCTTCTACAAGATCTCCATACTCTGCTAGTAAATCTGTACCACCTTCTACAAAATCAACTACTCCATCCTCTGGACTATCAATAAGTTTCTCTGGAACAAGACCATAGTACCTAACTACCTTAACTTTATCATGATCATATTCTTCATCTATCCATGATTCTTCTAAATCAAGGTCATTTGAAGCATTACCACCAAGATCAGCCTTTTTATAGACCCCTGATTCCATGTTCTCTGCTACTTTATGAGAAGATACAAACTCTTCAATAGCAACTCCCATAGCATCTGATACACTTGTAGCATTTGGATCAATTAAGAAGTTTTGTGGACTAATAGGATTAAGAGTAACGTTGAATTTCTCTTTTGAAACAGTACCAATAGCAATACTCTCTACTTCTTCCATTGGCTGAGTAGCTGGAGTACGTTCTGTTGTCTTTTTAAGTGTGATCTCACCAATACCAGTACCATAAATACTAGCTAATAAGATAATATCACCTACATTCTTACGTAAGCCATTCTTTTTAAAGCATTCTTTCATGTACTGTTGAAGATACTGAATATCTTTGTCATCTTTATCAGCCATGTCATCATCAATACTAAATAAACTATCTCCCGACCCAAAGACACCCTCTTCAATTTCAGATGCATGGTTCTCAATAGCTTCTTGTAGTGCTGGAGATACAATTCTACTTCTTTCAGACTCTCTTAGTTTATCTTGAGCAGCCCATTCTCCTCTCCACAGTCTTTCATACTCTTTCCAACTCTCAAGATAATTAGAATCTCTACTATCTCTCCAGTCTTCTAAGTGTCCTTGAACCCAAGTAACTAATTGTGATGGTGCTTTATATTCAGCCATGTTATATCCTATTAATTAATATCCACTGACTACGTCTAGTACTTCGTAATCCTCGTCTACATCTTCAAAGTGTACATCTACAACTTGTACTTGATCAATATAAGCTAAAGCATCAACCAAATCGTCATGTAGTTGACTATTCGGAAAGTTTACTAACTGGTCAATGAAATGATTATTCCATGTACCATAGTTTAGTGTAACTCTCCCATGCTCAAACCTTCCTTGTAAAGCCCATACTATTCGTTCTGTTTTCTTTTGATTACCATGAGTACAGTCATCAATTCTAAAGAACAATCCATTCTTTTGCATTAGATCCATTAGGTATGGAAGAGCAGCGTTCTTTAAGCTACCTTTCTCTATACCTATTTTTGTTGGTTCATACTCTCTAACAGCTGAGAAGATTTGTTCACAAGTTTCCTTAATGTCCCATCTACCATGTTTAATATCAGCAACCCACCAGCCCTCTTCATGAACCTTAACGATTGCAATAGCTGTTTCATCCAGTTTACTATTCTTGTTTCCTGCGTCTTTATCCACCTTAATGAATCCTGCCAAGTCAACTGCAATAAAATAATTCCCATCTTCAGGTTCGTCTTCATCTATATGTATCCAATCCTCTTTAAATATGTCTCGTGATGCTGCTTCAAATGAAGCCATAAATTCTTGTCTAAATGCAAAGCTACTCATTGAGTTCTTTGCTGCTTCAATCTCACTAGCAGGTATTAATGGATTATCATAAGAAGAATAATGAAATGATTCCCAGTCATCATCTTTTTGTCCATCAGCATACTTCCATAGTTCATAAAAGTGGTTACGACCTTTAGGTGTTCCAATAAATAGAGCTCCACCCTGAACGTCAGCTAATGCTGGACGTAAAATCTGTTCCCATACGTTTGGTTTAATATCAGCATATTCATCTATTACTACATAAGCTAGTCCAACACCACGTAGGGTATCCGGTCTATCTGCACCTTTTAAATATATCTTACGACCATTTACTAGTGTAAGGACGGACGTATTCTCATGAGCTGCAGAAATAACTTCATGTCCTAATTCTTTAAGTACTCCCCACATAATGTCCCTAGCTTGCTGGTATGTAGGTGCAACATAGAATACATCCTTTGATGTAGACTGTAATGCTTCTATTAATAGTATCCAGGCTGCAAGCCTAGACTTTCCAAACCTTCTTCCTGCTGCTACAATCTTAAATCTAGCTGTGCTATTAAATACTTCTCGCTGCTTGTCATGCAGCTTTACATTTAAGTCAGTCATTTATCTAGTAAAATGGTTTTCAAGTCTATCAGTACGACTTCGTAAGCTCTTCTTAGCTGGTCCATAAGTTCGTCTTATATTCTTTAGTGCTTCCTCTTTGTTACCTGCTATACTAGCAGCTTTAAACCTTTTATAACCTACTTTAGTATTAGAGACTTTAGAATAACCCATGTTAAACATAAGTTCTGTAGCCAACTCTTGATACATAGGATCGAGTTTATTCCAAGCTTTTGATGTAAACCATTTCTCTGCTTCCTCTGTAGCCTTACTCCAATCTTGATCAAAGACTTGTCCAGCTATCTTATCTGTTACTTGACTAAAAGGAATTTGTTGATTTCCTAATTGAACATAACTACCCTTTACTTCTGCATCTTTTAATTTATGTCCATAGGCTATTGTTCTATTTCCACCTTCAGCAGACTTATGTGGAGACCAGTTATCTATCTTCTCATTATATCCATCATCTAAGGTCTTCTTTGTTTCTAAATCTTTAACTAATCCTTGTATATCAGTATACTCTGTCCCAAACTGCTTATCATAAATCTTCATAAAATCTTCTGATAGTGTTGCTCCTGTACTAGGTACAAGAGTCTCAGCTGCTTTTCTTATTAAATCTAATGCTTGGTGAGGACTATCTGTATCATAAGGTTTAATATGTCCCGCCAGTCCTTCAGACAGTTTCATATCAGGATTAATATCAAAATAACCCGAATTTTTTGTAGGTAATAAATCTTCCTCAGTTATTGGAGATTCAGCAGTATCATAGCCTATTGCTTCTGCTTCATATCCTTGATTCATGTTTAGATTAAAAGGAGAACCATCAAGATTAGTAACACTATCATCAAGCTTCATATCTTGAGCAAGCTTAGTGGCATCTTGACGTGTAATAGTCGTGAAGGGCTCAAAGGTATTATCCAAGAGTCTCTGTGCATTTCTAAAAGCATTATTAGCTAAATCACTTCGTGCCATCTACTGTCTCCATGTCTATAACATCTATTTCGTTTATCTTAGGATCTTCTACACCTGAAATGTGTATCTGAATTTGATTACCATTACTTTTCATTTTATTAATATAATCTGTTGGAAGTACTCTATCCATAACAATCTTTAAACAAGCCATTTGATCGTCATCGTCATCATCCAGAGCTTTCCTTAAGACCTTGTCTACAACCCTCTTACCCTTAGAGTTAAGTAGTTGAGCAAGAACCTCTTGAGATCTAGCTTTCTTAGATGCTGGTAATATTGCATTACTCTTACGTACCTTTGGTCTCTTAGTCTTTCTTTTAATGAGAGGTAATCCCTGGGATGCCCTTATCTCATTTGTTGCATCAATAGTTCTTCTACCCATGACACAGGTGTCTCCTCTTCATCATACATTGATTAATAATTAAGTGATTATATAACTATAACTATAACTATAACTAATTTCTTATTATACTAATATTATATCATACTTTTAATTAAAAGTCAATAGATAATTAAAGATATATGTAAATAATTACACTCCCCTATAGATAAAGGAGCAAGAGCGACTGCCTTCTAACCCAGAATT